TCATAATTAATTGCCTTACCAACGGCAATAGGAGAATGCATTTCTCTTATATTGCCAGCCCAGTTTTTAAATGCTAATAAAGAAGCATTAAAATCAACAATATCTCCGGCTTTATCTACATTATCAGCCGTAGCAATACCTACGACAATGCGCTCTTCCCTTTTGATTAAATCAATCGGGAATGAAATATTAAAATTTTCCATATCCTACCTATAATAAACTAATTTTATTAAAAATACAAATTATCCTACTGCAAATACAGACAAACTAACACTTGCAGTAAGCACTTCAATATTTGTATAGTCACCAGGAATACACACATAAATACCACATGACTGAACTGGGGTATGAGGTATCACGATTTGATGCAAACCATTTAAACGAATGGTTGCATCAGTTGCAGTATTCGTATTTAAAACATGAACAGCTGAAGTATGATGGTTGAAAGAAATAACACCATCAGTACTTGCTATTGCTGTATCTGAAAAAACTAAAGATCCGTACATATTTTTCTCCTTATCCTAAAGCATATACAGACAAGGTAACACCTGCTGTAAGCACCTCAAAAGTTGTATAATCGCCGTCAATAGCATTATAAAAATGGGCTTCTTGTTGACCATGCCCAATTCTAATAGTATATTGATTATTTAATTTAATCAATGCAAAATCACTACCTTGATTCATAAAAGCAATTTGTGAAGTATGACGACCAATATGAACAACACCATCAGCCGATGTAACATCCGCCATTGCAAAAACCATTGCATTTTCACTCATAAAATCTCCTTAAGCATCAGGATTAGTTCCGCCATCCTGATTCTGTCCTCTTTCAGCTTGATCACCTGTTGCTCTTGCATCAGTTGAAGCACCCGCTCTATCAGATTCAGCCTTAGGCGGGAAAGCTGATTGATTATTATTATTCATTGCAGGCGCACCACTACCTTCTTTTTTAACGTTTGTTGGATAAGGAAGAACATCATCCCCATCTTCACGCTCCGGTATGCCAAGATGACTTCTGACTTCATTTGGCGTAATAACTTCAGTACGAAGATATCTATCAAAAATCTTAGACTGCATATCTTCATCAACAAGATCAATTCTTTTGAATTTCAAAGTTAATAAATCAGTAAACTCAGCAATAATTTTATTAATCTTCTTTTCTATGACAGCTTGATCTGGGCCAATAACCTGAGTCTTAAATGTCTTGTCAGCATCCCTAGAAACAGCCAAGTTTGCATTATCATAAACACCAACTTTCGGAGCCGGAACTCTATTTGCTACAAGAATTTCATCTCTATTTGATTTTCTAAATTTATCAAATGAGGCATCTTGAACACCTGCTTCAAGTTTTTCAAATTTAATATCAGCATCAGATCCAATAGAAGAAGGAATAGGAATAACTAATGTTCCATGATTTCTTCCCTTAACTTCATTTCTAAAATAATTTACTAATTCCTGTTTTGACTTAGCACTAAGTTTTGCACCTTTAAGAATAATGGCATAACGAGGAATTGCTTTATTTTCAAAATAATCAATATTATATTCTTTTGCATATTTATCACCAATAATTGCAGCAGCAGCGGAAACCGCCGGCGGAATACCGTAATATGCATTGTTCGGTGAATAAATTTTAAAATGAATTAACTCATTTGGATTAGGATCTAAATTCAAAGGATCTTCGGTTTCAAAATCTTGAAAGTTTCTAAAAAAGACAGCACTTATTTTATTACTCTTCGTGATCTGCACAAAGCCATCACGCTTTCTTCTGACACGAAGGAGAGTTGCAGGAACATGACCTATGTACCCAATGGTTCCGTCAATATTGCGACCTATTTCAAGATAGCCATTCCCAATGGTCATCACATCAAGCCATACACGAACCATTGTTTCAAGAAAAGTTTCTTCATCATTTAAATTTTCAAAAATATCTTCAAGTTTTTCTCTTTCATCTTGAAGTTGTTTTCTAGTTCTTGACATTTTTTCAGGAGAACCTTGAGATCTTTCTAGTTTTCTTTTTGACTTTGTAGTTTCTACAAATTCATAGCCAAGACCAACTGTGTTCATTGCTCTGGCATTAACAGAGGAGTTATGAATAGCACTTTGATCGTACAGACCGGCTAAAGTATCTAAATCATATGGAGGCGTTACAACATCATATAATGAATAACCATCAAGTCTTTCTGGATCAACATATTTAGCACCAGTATTACCAATACCAGTAAGTTTTTTCTGTAATGCGTAAAATCTCCTTTTCATTTTTGGAGATAAACTTGATGTTTTTACTTTTCTAAATGGATCATCAGATTCTAATTTTGATAAGACCTGATCATATGTGACTTCATCAATTTCAATACCATCTTTAAAAGGGTCATCATCTTCAATATGTGATATAACAGGAAGACTCATATCTTAAATACTCTCCTATAAGCTTCTTCGTAAGGATCTGGTGTTAAACCATTAATTAAACGCTCACGTTGATCGTCGTGTTCTGAATTAGTTACTTTTCTAGCGCCAGGAACCCAAGCAACATGACCTTCATCACTTCCAGTCCAATACTTAGCAGCTTCAGCAACTCGTTTTTCAATTTTTTCATCATGAATAATGCCTTCTGCTGACAAAACACCATCTCCATCAGAAAGAGGTAAACCATCAGGCATAATCCAAATACAAACTCCAAAAGCAGAATCTGGAACCCAAATTTTTTTACTATCAGTAATTGCGCTTTCCATTCTGAATATCATACACCATGTTTGCTAAAAAAGCACATACAAATACAAAAAGCGTACAAAGATTGTACGCTTTTTGCATAAATATGAATTATAAAGAATTACTTAATAGGGCAAGCCCCGCCTTCGCACTCAAGACTATCTATTGATAGATCATTTATTCCATCAACAAAAGCAATATCATGCTTAATATTGGAAAAAATTTCATTATACTTATCTTCTGTAATTTCTTCATATGGTGCCAACATGAATCCATGCTCTGAATGAAGCAAAAATGAAACAGATTTAATCTTATTTGTGTAATTCTTTGCTAACCATTCTTTGATTTCTGGTAATTCTTCTTTTCTGTAATAGACAGTAACACTAACATTATTGTCAGCCCATTCACTCTGGGCTTTCACAACCCATTCCATTTGCTGAACTGCGGTTAAATCAGAAGCCAGGGTTGCATTATCAGGAGTTTTGCACGGAAACTCAATAACAAACTTTGTATGATCAGCACTTCCGTCAAATTTAACATCATAAACAATGTTATATCCTTTATCACGACAATATTGCACAAGAGGATCGTTACTACCCATTCTAATTCTTCTAATGTAGTATCTTGCATAAGCAGGATGAATGCCAGGAGTAACTCCAGCAAGAAGACTCAAAGTACCACTTGGCTTTACAGTAGTAAGTTTAATAGAAGGATTTATGCCTAAATGCTTAGACCATTCTTGATCAAACTTTTTCAAAGCAACATAGCAATCAGAAACCCAAGACAACTGTTCTTCTGTTGACTGAAGCCAGCCAGTAATACCCTGCCCGAGTCTTCTGTTTCTTTCAATAACATCACGACTCTTTTGGTATGGGTAATACAAAGTCGTAATCGCCTTTTGAGTTTTATAAAGCAACTTGCTCAAATCAATAAGTTCTTCTTTTGAAGAAATATTTGGCAAGAAAATTTCAGCAAGATTGCAAGGTTCTCCATCCTCTAAGCCAATTTCTCCACAGGGATTTGTTCCAATAACTTTGCTATCATTAACTTTTTCACCAAGACGACCATACTTACGAATAAGCTTTCTATTAATTAAACCATATGGCTCGCCAGAGCCATCGTATCCTTTCCAAAACTCATTATTCATTTTATCTACTGAGTCTGCAAAAATAGAATTGTTAGAATTAGATCTCCAGTCGGGAATAGTTACCGACTCATCGCCCCAGTTTTTTGCACGCAAGAAATGAGTATCATCGGGGTCACCAATTGCAATTTGAGCAGATCTACGTGCTGATCCAGCAACAACAATTTTACCAATAATGTTTGCAATATCTAAAGCATCAATAGGACGCATTTCACTGCCCGATCGATTATTTAAGATGTTACAAATATCCGCTATTCCCTCAATAAGAACTTCTGGGCCAGAGGCAGTACCACCAAAAGTTTTTAATGGAGCACCATATCCTCTAATTAATAAAGTGCTATAAGTAAAAGACTCACCTGTTTCAAAATAACTACGCAAAACTTTTCCAAGCAATTGAGACCATCCGAGTCGGGAATCTGGAACAATGAAGTCGGCATCACTTGTCTTTTCGTGACGAATGAAATCAACACTCTTTACTTCTGGCATCTTGTAAATAAAGTTTCTCTCTAAAGAAAAACCAACGCCTCCACCGACCATTAAATGATCCATTAAGAATTGAAAATCTTCAACGGAAGAAATTTTAGTCATCCAGCAGTTGACGAGAGATACACCACTCATTTTTTCAACAAGAGGCGTTCCTAACTGCCAAAGACATCTGCCGGCAAATATACCCTTTAAATTAAATATATAATCAAATAATCTCTCAGCTTCATCTTGAGTATAGCCAGCACCAATTGCTTGAGCTCCATTGATACATCTACCAATAGTCTCATGCCATTCTTCTTTTCTATTTAACTCTTCAATGTTTCTAGAATAGGTTCTTTTATAAGTAATCTCACCCATTCCATTAAAACCCCAGGGCGCTTTTTTGTTTGCATATGAGTTAATAAACTCATCAGAAATAATATTCATGTATCCTCCTAAATGTGTAAATTCAATAGTACCAATTGCCCTAGAACAAGCAAAGTAAGAATGCTTAGGCTAATTAAAGTTTTTTTCAAAATCCGCTAAGCGGGCGATCATCTTATCAGCAATTGCCGCCCAAGACATCTCAGCGTGAATTATTTTTGCGGATTTCAAAGTATATTTTTTGAAATCATCATATTCGTTAACAACATGTTCCATTAAATCTAACAAGTTGTCATAATTTGGTACAGCCCAATCTCCAACATTACATGAATAAAGATGTTCATGAAAATCAGATTTACCCCATGTGGCCGGTAATGGTATTGACATTTCGGCAAAATCTGCACAGCCAGTTAAATTTGTACAAATGGTTGGAAGACCTGTTGCTATGGCTTCAAATGGAATCATACCAAAGCCTTCTCCACTTGTAGGATACACAAGACAATGACATTTATGATAAAGTCTAACAAGTTGATCAACAGAAAAATTATCTGGTATGCCAATAATTTGTGGATGATTGTATGCAGGAACTATATGACCATCAATATATACATCAGCAAAACAAAATTTATTGTATTTCAATATTAATTGAAAATCTTCTTGACCTTCATAAAGTTCAAGAAATGCATCAACAACAAGTTGAGCATTTTTTCTTTTAGAATCTCCACCTACGTGTAAGAAATTAAACTTACCAGTAAGTTCTCTTTCATAAATTGTAAAATCTTCAGATATACCATGAGGAATAACATGAACATTAGGATGAATATTATTCTTTATATAAATATCTTTTACAAAACTTGAGGTAGCCCATATCTCTGAGCATCTTGACATATTATATTTCCAATTATCTGGAACAATTGT